CCTGAGACTGAATACAATAAAATGATTATATGTTGTGATAGTTTATCTTGGCGTAAAGATGTCTATCCAGAATATAAAGCTAATCGTAAAACTGCTCGTGCAAAAGACAAGCATGATTGGCCAATGATCTTTGACCTAATAGATGAGACACTAAGTGACATTCGTGAGAACTTCCCTTATGCTGTTATTAAAATAGATAAGGCTGAAGCGGATGATATTATTGGTGCTTTAACCAAACACCAAGCAGATAAAGTTTTACATGGACCAGTTATTATTATATCAGCTGACAAAGATTTTATTCAATTACAAAAGTATGGTCTTGTCCAACAATGGTCACCACTATTTGATAAAATGGTATATGATCCAGCACCAACTAAATATTTATTTGACCATATAATGAAAGGTGATTCATCTGATGGTGTTCCAAATGTTTTAAGTTCTGACAATTCTCTTGTTGACCATATTAGACAAAGTCCTATGACTAAGAAAAAAATTAATGAATGGTGGGAAGGTAGAGAGAATTTAAAAGATGTTATGCCGGAAGAAGCATTTAGAAATTATATGCGTAATAGGGAAATGATTGACTTAGAAAGAACACCACAATCTATTCGAGATCAAGCAATCACTGCTTATGAGGAATATAAATATCCTGATAAGAGTAATATTCTAAACTATTTAATAGAGAATAGAATGAAGATGCTTGTAGAATTAGCTGGGGAATTTTGAACGACGAAGAACTAAAAGAGTTTATAGAGTATTTTAAAAATGAATTACCTAACCCAGAACACCACCCACAAAAAGTTATATGGTTATATAAATGGTGGAAAAGTATAGTTATAAGGAATAGAGATGCCAACTTACACATTCAAGAGCAACAAAACAGGTAAAGAATGGGATGATACCATTCGAATTGCTGAGCTTGATGCATATTATATAAAACATGACTGTGAACAAGTGATCGGTATAACTACCACATTATCAACTGTTGGTGATGTTCATTCAAAAACAACGCATGAATTTCAAGATAGAATGAAAGATATTCATAAAGCAGCAGGTCGTAAAAGCCAAATGTTTAAAGGACCAAAAGATCGTAATATGATTTATCATAATACCGACAAATAATATGTTTACACACAAACCAGTTGACTTAGGTTATAATGATCTAAAAACCACAAACAAAGGTGGTAGAAAATATCTTATACCTAACGGAAATATATATTATCCTTCAATCACAACTCTTCTTGGTAATCTAAGTAAGAAAGCTATACAAGAATGGAGAGATCGTGTAGGTCATGATGTAGCTAATCAAATTTCAAGACAAGCAGCAGGTCGTGGTACAGCAGTTCACCAAGTATGTGAAGATTATGTGAATAATAAACCTGACTATGCAAAAGACTTGATGCCTAATATCTTGCATGACTTCAATAGAATTAAAAATATACTTGATACCAGGATAGGTACAGTCTATGGACAAGAGTTACCATTATATTCTGATCACTTAGGAGTGGCAGGTCGAGTTGACTGTGTAGCAGAGTTTGATGGTAAGCTAAGTATAATAGACTATAAGACAAGTAGAAAGACAAAGAAAAAGGAATGGATCCATTCTTATTTCATGCAGGAATGCTTTTATGCTATTGCATGGGAAGAGAGAACTGGTATTCCTATCACACAATTAGTAACAATCATATCCGTCGACGATGCAGAACCGCAAGTGTTTATTGAGCATCGTGACAATTGGGATAAACAACTCATAGAAGTCATAGAAAAATATTCTACATAAACCGCATTTCATAGAAAAATCTTACTATTTTCAAAAATAGTTACACAAGCGCGGTAAACTATGATATAATGGTACATATAAAATAAAAAAAGGAGTCAAATATGACATCATCTGAAATACTAGAAAAATACAAATCACCTGAGAGCGAAACTTCTTTTGCTAAAGGTATTCCTATGAAATATCTTAAACTTATGCAATCATCATTGTTATTCTTTGATAGCATTGAGGGAGTTAAAGGTTTTAGATGGGTGTTTAGGGGTAAGTCTAAACCTGGATTTGTACGTCCACAAGCATGGTGTCCTAAACCACATGCAGAAACATTTGCAATTTATGAGAGGAGTTTATAATGCCAAGATCTAAATCAACACAAGCATTTATTGATGCTAATCCTGATAAGTTTAGGATTGTTACACCAGAGGAAACTGCCAAGACTTTGAAACGACAGAGCGGTGGTTATTTTAAAGGTCGATCTGTGATGGGTCCATCTAAATCGAAAGGTAAATTGGGGAAATCATCATGAATGCTTCTCAATATATTGTTATTAGTTTATTAATCCTCAATATAATTGTTTGGGGATGGGTATTAACGGTGGCTACATGACTTGGGAAAAATGGTCAAAGCGTAAAACTATATACACACTAGAAGGCATTCGCCTACGCAGTTGTAGATTATGGTTAGATGAAAATGGATTTCATCCGTTTTTAGATCAAGATAATTTAACACGTCCAGACTTACAGAAGTCTATGGGATGTAAATACGATGAGCTTCCAAAGGAAGCTTGGGATATGATGGACAAATATGATAACGCAATTGCTAAAGGGAGCAAATATGCTACGTGAAATAAATGACAAATTAATACTAACTGACTGCGATGGAGTCCTATTAGATTGGGAGTACCATTTCTATAAGTGGCTTAAGGAGACTGAAGGCTATGAGAGACTTGGCCCTGAGTATAACATTGCAAAAGCTATAGGTGTTGCACAGAAAACTGGTGCAAGGTTTGTAAACTTATTTAACAGGTCAGAGTATATGAAAACTCTATCACCTTTACGTGATGCTATTAAGTATGTTCGTAAGTTACATGAGGAGCATGGATATATTTTCCATGTGATTACTTCTCAAACTAACTGTCGACTTGCACAAGAGTATCGTAAAGAAAACTTACGCAATGTATTTGGTGAAGTCTTTGACGGCTTTACTATACTAAACACTGGACAAGACAAAGATGTTGCTCTTAAAAAGTGGGAAGGTACTGAATGTTTCTGGATTGAAGACAAAGCTGCTAACATTAAGATGGGCAACGATGTTGGTCTTAGAGGAATTCTTATAGACCACAACTGGAACAGAACTTGCACATATGAATGTGAGCGTGCAAGAAAATGGAAAGATGTTTATAATATTATTACAGGAGAAGTATAATGGCTTTAGTAACAAATAAAACTGAAGAGACTAATCACTTACGTGGTAAATCTAGGTTCTATGTTGCTGGTTGGGTAGCTAATCGTGAGTGTGAAAATCCTCAAGTATTACCTGAATCTTGCAAAGGTGATGTTGTTGTCGAGAGATGGCATGAAGAATACCTAAGCGGATATGGCGATTCATTTGCTAATGGTGAATGTTTAAATCCCCCAGTCGAAGATTAAAATGATATAAATAAGTCTATACATTGTAAGGAATAACTTTATATGAAGACGCTTAAAAAAATACTGGAAGCTGGTACTGATATTAATCCAGAATGGACTGCAGCATTTGATCGTAAAGTTAAAGACAAAGTGAATATGCGTGATTGGATGAACGTCACTAAGACGTATATATCTAAGCGTGATTTGGGTGCAGTTCCATTAGAAGGAATATATCCTAAGAATGCTAAAAAATCAGGTATTCGCCAAGGGAGATTTGTTATGCATGATGTACAATCAAAATACATTGTGCATAAAAAAGCAAATGCTACAGAGTTTATTACTTATGGAGATTTAGGTAAAGAACTAGTAGTTGCAATTATTAAAATGAATGTAGATCCAGAATTTAATAGGAATGCACCTTGGAATGTAAAAGTAATATTACCTGGACCAAAAAACTTGGCGATGAAAACATTCAATTCAAGATGGGTTCAGAAAAATGGTGGTGGTGGTTATGCGCTGGTATTAAAATGGGTGGCTTCGTTTGAGTCAGATATAGAAACTGCATATAATAATTTAAGTAATTAATTTATATTACATAGGAGATTACTTTGTCAAAGACAGAGCAGTTTGTACTGTTGGAGAATAAACTTCAACATATGGGTATGATGGGACAATGGTATCAACGATATGATATCTCCAAAACAGCCGAAGAATGTAAAGTTATTATTAAAAAATTGAAGAAGGAATTAGACCCACCATGTGGTATGAGTAGAAAATAATGGAGGTAACTATGGCGTTGCTTGAAGATATAGTTGATTTTTGTAAGAAAGAATTAGAGATCCCTCAGGATATTTTAGTGTCCGTTGAGCGTGAAGATATATCAGAAGATAATGTTAAAGGTTGGACTACCGATTCTGCTGAAGATGATGAGTACGATATTGAAATTGATACACGTCTTAGTTTTAAAGAAACTATCTTAACTGTGTGCCACGAGATGGTACATGTTCTCCAATTACACGAAAACCGTGAGCTTGATGAAAATGAAGCTTACGAAAAAGAGGAGTTACTATATAGAAAGTATATAAATAACTCCTAGTAGCCATCCCTACTTAAAAAAGGATTTTTTTGTTTAAATAAAAAAGGAAAGTAATATGTTTAAAAAACTACTAGTCGCGACGGCGGCAATGGCTCTATCCGCAACTTCGTTTGCAGGTATTAGTCTTTCGGGTTTGTACGAGGGTACTCTAGATTCACATGGAACGTACGCTCAAGACATTCATACTACAATGAAGGGAACGGCAGGTGCGTCAAGCGTAACCGTTGTTCTTGATAAAGATTTCAGCGTAGATGACATGTGGGTAGAGAGCACAGCTGGTGTTCTTACTCTAAAAATTGGTGACTGGTCAGGAGATGATCCTGATGTAACGAAGATTGGTGTAACAACAACTGTTGGTGCATACACAGTCGGACTTAGCCAAGAATCAGGTGGTTCAACAGAAGTTGACGCAAGTGGAACAATTGGTGGTATTGCAGTTGCAATGACTAATGTTACAAATGAAGAAAGAGAAACTACAGCTTCTATTGCATCAGGTGGATTAACTGCTAAAGTGGTACATAACAAAGTCACAGCAGGACATAACGCTGAAGTTACAGTTGGTACAACTGTTGCTGGCTTAGGTCTTGAAGTAGTTCATGATAGAAATGCTGGAGCAACGAATGACAATGAAGTATCAGTCTCTCGTGTTCTTGGTACATTAGGTACTGTTAAAGGTACTTACAACAAGACAGACGCAGCGACTGCCGTTGTCACGAAAACTGTAGAGTTAACTCGTGGTATATGGACAGCTTCTTGGTCACAGGTTGATAGCGCAGATGCTACAACTAAGCTTGAGGCAAAACTATCGTTCTAACTTAGGTATGGTACTCTAAGTATCGAGGCTTTCCTTATTAGGCCTCACCAATGGGGAGTATATTTCTATATATTCCCCATTTCTCTATGTACATTTTAGTATAAATATGTTATAATAGTACTATGAATGAATCACAATATAGAATTCCTAATGGTAAAGGTAAAACACATTGTATTAAATGGAAGGACTACCTTAAATATAAACATTCCAAACCAGAGTTATGGTGGTGGGAAGATACACCATTAGTAATATTTCCAGATAATAAATTAAATTATAATATAGGAGAAAATGATGACTGAAATGAATCATAGAAAATTAATGGGTGAATACTATAAAGACGATGGTAGTGTTGCTAAACTATATCAAGTTATAAATGGAATGGATGGTGAACATTCGTTTTTTTCAATAACATATAAAGATGCATTAGGTGTTCGAATGGTGACAGAAGATTTTAAATATAAATCTTTAAGTTACGTTGAAGATGCTGCAGAAAATTGGCAACGAGGAATTAAACAATTATTAACGGAGTAAGATATGACAAGTTTCGATTTTGGCTTTACACTTGTAGATGAAGATGAATTAGATGTCGCTAAAGAAGTAGCGTCATCAGCAAGTTCAGCAGCAAGTGCTCAAACAAAGCTAGATAATTTATACAATGCAATTACACCTTTACTCAATAACCTTAAGGCTAATCCTGAAAAAGAATATATTAAATGGCCTAATAGAGTTGACAAGGTAGAAGCATTTGAAGGTCAAATATTAAAAATATATAAAGGTTAGCTGTTTACTTTTACAGCAAAGTATGATATAATATAACTATATTTAATCAAATAGGAACTACATTATGGCAAAACGTAAGATGAGTGAAGAGGCTAAAAAGGCAGCAGCTGTTAATCTAGCTAAGGCAAGAGCAGCTAAAAAGCCTGCAGCATATAAAAATATAGCTCCAAACGTATTGGCATTAGAAGATGACAATGGTTTATCTGTAGTTAGCATAAAGCGGTATTTAAAGGCCCAGAAAGACAAAATAAGTGACTTGAAGAAGGCTGTTCATCGGAATGAACGAGGTGCTTTAGCTAAGATAACTGCAGCCCAAGCTTATGTGAGAGGGCTGAACCAGTACTTACGTGATGGTATGTACCCCTTTGATTTTTATGGTGAGAATGAAGAAATTAGATTATATCATAAAACAATTGCATATGCATATAACCCAGATGGTTCATTAAAAATGAATTCTGAATTGCAAAGAATGATTGAGGCAGATAAAGGTTATGATTATGCAGAGGAAGAACAGTGATTGAAGTTGATTTAAATAAAAAAACATTTTCAAGATTGGTTGAAACATTTGTTAGAACTCATAAAGATTGTCCCTATATTGATGCTATAATTCAAGTATGTGAAAATAATGAAATTGATTTAAGAGATAGTAAAAAATTAATCTCAAAAGAAATAGTTGAACATGTTGAATTTGAAGCAAGGCAACTTAATTTATTACAAGGTGGTAATCCAACACATATATTACCTCAATGAGAATGACAGGATATGAAGCATTTATACTACATCACGCCGTTAACCTACACTTTAACAGAGGTTATGATTGTTGGAAGTATAATTTTAAAACTAATGTAACTGAAAAAACATATTGGAAAAGACCAGACAAATTTCAGTTAACAAAAATTGGGAAAAGATTTAAAAATAAAGATGATATAATACTATACTTTGCCTCCCATCAAATTGCCGGAAATACATTCACTGGCGATATGATAAGAGATGAAGATACATATACACAGTTTTTAAAGCGTATAGATAGTATTAGTTATTTGTTTAAAAACGAATTAGAAGAAATTTCGGATGTAAAGTTTGATAAGCTTTTGGAAATAGAAGATACATATCCAAAAATTATCCAGCTTCATCTTGAAGGTACAGTTTCATTAGAGACTGTATGCATTATAAACCGCTTAACTGGGTTTATAAACAGGGCGAATAAACAGATCACAGAAACTATTTTGTGGCCTGATTTATTCAATAAAATATCAAAGTATCAATCTTTTTTAAAGTTCGATGATAGTAAAATGAGAAAGATTATATTAGATGTTTTTAAATGATACAAAAAAATATAAATTAATATAAATTTTTAAAGGAGATACAACTATGTCATTTCAAGACTTAAAAAACAAAGCCGGTGCGATAGATAGCAATTTACAAGCTGCGGCTTCAAGCACCACAGAAAAGAAATCATACGGCGATGATCGTCAATGGAAGCCAACTGTAGATAAAGCTGGTAACGGTTATGCCGTTATTCGTTTCCTACCTGCAGTCGAAGGTGATGACTTACCTTGGGCTAAATATTGGGATCATTTCTTTCAGGGACCAACAGGCCAATGGTATGTTGAAAAATCTTTGACCACATTGGGTAAAGACGATCCAGTTTCTGAAATGAATTCTAAACTCTGGAATACGGGTATAGAATCAGACAAAGATATTGCACGTAAACGTAAGCGTCGCTTACATTATGTGTCAAATATTTGTGTGGTTTCAGATCCTGAAAATCCTGAAAATAACGGTAAAGTATTCTTATATACTTATGGTGCTAAAATCTTTGAAAAGATTATGAATAGCATGCAACCTCAGTATGAAGATGAAACTGCTGTTAATCCATTTGATCTATGGAAAGGTGCCAATTTTAAAATGAAGATTGCTCAAGTCGCGGGATTCCGTAACTATGACCGATCTGAGTTTGGTGGTGCAGAAGCTTTA